CGGACCTTCCTTAGCGGCCTCCTGTTCCTTTCGAGCAAAGTAAGGCCTTTAACACGCTTCCCCATCTGCGGAACAACATTCCCAGTCAAATACACATTCTCAAGGCGTCCAAACAACATGTATGAACAAGTGGTATCACCACTACCAGCAACTAGAGGAAAGTATGGACGCAAAAACGCATACCCAGCACCATTATCAACTCGTTGAAGCGTAGTGGAAAGCTTCCACATAGGAAAAGCTGAGGTATAAGGTATTCGCAATTCGGCACTAGTCTGAGTGGACAAATCAATTTCAACATGGGGTAACTGGGTAACGTTCATGGTATTATAAGCATGCGCCCTATAAAAGGCGTCATACCCAGAAGACTGAGTATCCACACCACCAGAGGGACACCAAGCAAGAATATCTACCTTGCTGGAAACGGACAGCATTAACCTGGAGGGTTAGAACAATATCAGCCCTCATAAGCCCAACACCAACCAATTTCTGATAAATCCTCGGATTAGCAAGGAACACAGTAGGTAAATCCCATAAAATAAAATTACCAGCATCAGTGGTAGTAAGATTTCCGGTATTTAAAAGTATAGGCTTAGCCAGGAAATCTTTGATATCTTTCGCACCACTCTGATCCAAAGAGGTATAAAGAGACGGATCGATATCATCAATATTAGCACGAGAAGCCGCATTACCAACTGTATCAGTAGTGAAACGTGTAGTTCCACCAACATCGAGGGCCGGCGTAGGGGTCGAAACAAATCCCGCACCCGAACCGCCCTCTACTCCCATAGATTGCGGATTATTAGACGACATGCTCTCGTTTACCGGTGTATAATACACTTAGAGCGAAAAAGGTATAAAAGTTATAAAAGAAAAAGCGGAAAAACGTATCTCAGGTATAAAAACTTTAAAACATAATTGGGTTTTTCGTTACTCCTAACGGTGCTTCCATTTTAACCTTTGCAGCGCATACAGCTTTTGGTACCACGATATTTCGTTATGCAGAACGCCCAGTTTAACGTCATAGGAGGACGTGGGGTCTAACCCCATACCAGTTTCCACCAGAAACCAGCAATAAAACAATTAACAAAAAGAGACCAGCACGAATAAAGATACCAACTCAAAAT